GGTAAATAAAACCTTTACCGAAACAGAAGTTCGGGATATTTGGAACTCGAGATCGTGGGCTGGTAAATCTACAGGCGATCCGTTTATAGTTCGTGGTGGATATAGATGCCGACATACTTGGATTCCAACTAACCCAGAATGGAATATATAACAGGGAGAAATAAATGGCAGAAGAAAACAAAGTAGAACAAACTACGCAACCAGAAGTTTCACGTGAAACATCTGAAACAAAAACAGAAGAAACAAAAGCAGAAGTAAATGGTAATACTTTTAGCGAGGAAGATGTAAATAATATCGTCAAACAACGACTAGCAAAGGAACGAGCATCTATCTATAAAAAATTAGATGTTGATGATTTAGATACTGCTATCAACGCAGTTCGAGAAAGCCGAGAAGCAGAAGAAAAAGAAAAAATTAAAAAAGGCGAGTTTGAACAAATACTCAAAGAAAAATCAGAAGAGTATGGAAAAAAAATTAGTGGTCTTGAAAGTGAACTCAAAGATATAAAAATCAATCGAGCTTTACTTCAATCCGCTTCTAAGAATCGTGCTATTAATCCAGATCAAGTTGTTTCATTGTTGCAAACAAACATGAGATTAAATGATACAGGCAATGTTGAAATACTTGATAAAAATGGTATAACACGATATAACAACAAGGGGGAACTCTTAACTACTGACGAGTTAGTTTCTGAGTTTTTGACACAAAACCCTCACTTTGTTACTGCCTCCCCAAGTGGTAGTGGCTCAGTGTCAAATGTGGATAGGACAGAGCTCAATAAACCTTTTAATTTGAGTGATTTAGATTTGAACAATCCTGCGGATAGAAAAAAATACGCAGAGTATAGGAAGCAGAGGGATTCTCAGCCGACTAAGATTGTTCTTAACAAATAACCATTAAAGGAGTAAAAAATGGCTAATGAAACAACAAGTAGCACGATATCGGAACTATATACCGAAATCGTAGCAGAAGCATTGTTCGTAGCTAGCGAACAATCAATAATGAGAGGTCTTGTCCGAAACTACAGTATAGCTGGTGGTGGTAAATCAGTAGAAGTACCGATTTATGCAAACGTGTCAGCAGCAGCTGTAAACGAGGCAACTGATCTTTCAAACACAGCAGTCAATCCTACTTCAGTTACTATAACAGCAAGTGAAGTCGGAATCATGACTACATTAACGGACTTAGCAAGAAACTCAGCATCAAGAAATGTTGCGGCTGACATCGGAAGATTATTCGGTGAAGCTATTGCAACGAAGATTGATACAGATCTTGCGGCATTGTTCACAGGGTTCTCAACTGAAAAGGGTCCCGGAGCTGGTTCTGAATTAACAGTACAAGATTTATTCGAGTGTGCGGCAGAACTTAAAACAAATAAAGCTCCTGGTCCATACTTCGGTGTGTTCCACCCTAAACAAATCTTCAATGTTAAAAAGTCTTTAACAAATACATTTGTTGGTAGAGATACTGAGTTATCAAACGAAGCGATGAGAAGTGGTTTCGTAGGTAACGTAGCTGGTATCCAAATCTTTGAAACATCAAATATTTCGGTTGATGGTTCAGATGATTCTATCGGTGGTGTTTTCTCACAAGATGCTCTAGGTCTTGCTATGATGCAAGATTTAAAAATTGAATCTCAAAGAGATGCAAGTTTAAGAGCTGATGAGATTGTAGCAACAGCAGTATTCGGTGTTGGTGAACTTCATGATACTTATGGAGTTAAGTTAACAGCTGATACTTTAGCTAACTAATAAACATAAAATTATGGGGTGGTCAATCCACCCCATATTTGATATAAAAAATTATGACAATAGAAACAGTAAAACTTACTAATAACAATGGCGATGTTATTGAAAGAAAAAAGGTTGACTACGAAAACAATGTTGAAAGATTCAATATGCGTGGTTGGTTTTTAGATGATGGTAAAACTGCTAAACCAAAAGCAGAAAAACCTGTTAAGGTCGCTAAAAAAGTTGTTAAAAAAGTTGTAAAAAAGAAAACTAAAAAATAATGTCATCTACTGTATTTAATGTGCAGAATACACATTTGCAAAAGATACAACCAGACATCTTAGGGTTTGGAGTAACTACTTTTGTAGATCAAATACAATTTGCTGAAAACGATGTATTAAGACGTATTAGAGAAGAATGGTGGGAAAGATATAGACACCAAGTAAGATACAAAGATATTACAAAAGTAACTTCAGTAGAAATGACAAACAGCAAACTTACTAAAAATCAATGGGAGTTATCCGTTGTATATTTAGCATTATGGAAATACATATACCCTATCCTTACAAAGTGGCGAGATCCAGATACAGGCGAAGGTAAAGATACGTTTCAAGTTCAGATAGATTTTTATAGGGACAGATACGAAGAAGAGTTCCAAGCAATATTGAGGGACGGGGTAGAATACGACGAAGATGGTGGGGGTACGGTATCTGATAGCGAAAAAGAATCGTTACATCAATTACGATTGGTCAGATAATGGAACTAAAAATAAAAGCTAACACACTACAAGTTAGAAATTTTTTAAAAGGTATATCAAGAAAACAATTATCTGCTACTCAAAAAAGTTTAAATAGAGTCTCAAACATGGCAGTTCTTATGATTACAAAAAGAACTCAATCAGGTAACTTACCAGATGGTGGTAAAATGTTGCCTTATGCAAAATCAACTAAAAAAGATAGAGAAGATAGAGGAAGACAAACAGGATTTGTTGATTTAACAGATACAGGAAAAATGTTTAGAAGTTTAGATTTTAAACAAAGAGGAACAACAAATAGATTATTTTTTGCAAATAAAGAAAGAGAAAAGATTGCGGCACAACACGATTTTTTTGGAGTGGGTAAAAGAAAAACTGTCAGACCTTTTTTTTCTATAGGTAGAAGTGAAGAAGAAGAATTAAAAAATGAGTTTGCAAAATTTTATTTTAGTGCGGTAGGATTATGAGTAAAAGAGAAAACATTGCAAATGATATAATTACAAAACTTGATGCAGTTACAAGTCCTATTGAGTTTAAAAAATTAACTAGAGAACCATTTGAAGTAGAGGAATTATCAGATGCACAGTTTCCTGCCGCATTTATACAATCTGGGGAAGAAACTAGAGAACCATCTGCTATGGGTGCCACCGGAGCTGGTAAATATACAGGAACAATAGATTTTTTAATAGTTGCTTTTGGAAAAGGAACTGATGCAAATATTGATACAGTAAGAAATCAAATAATTGAAGTGGTTGAAGAAACTCTTGATTCTGATATAACTAGAAATGGAAATGCATTAGATACACAAATAATTTCTGCTAACTCTGATGAGGGTGCAATATATCCTTATGGTGGTGTAAGAATAACAGTGCGTGTAATGTATGAATTTACAAGGGGGACTGCATAATGGCTAAAGATGTAGATATGAAAAAAGGAAATAGTGTGATAAGAGTATCACCAGATTTTGTAGATCATTATACAAAACTTGGTTATCAAACTTTAGATAACAAAAAAAATATTTCAGTTGCAAAGGAAACTGAAAAGATTATAAAAGAAATTAAAAAGACAAAGGAGTAAAATATGGCAACGCATCATGGTAAAGACGCAGTAGTTCATGTTGGTGGAACTAATATTGGTCAAGCAACAGGATTTACAGTTGATACAACACACGACGTAGTAGAGGATACTGCTTTAGGTAGTTCTATGAAATCGTATGTAGTTGGTAGAGGAACATTTACAGCATCTATTGACATGAATTTTGATGATGATGACACAGCTCAAGGCACATTACTTCAAGGCTCAAGTTTAAGTTTTGAATTTATGCCAGAGGGTTCTGGATCAGGTGAGCAAAAATTATCTGGAACAGGCATCGTTACAGGAATGTCAGTTGGTGTAACTCTTGATGGTGTAACTACAAGAACAGTTACAGTTCAAGGTAATGGTGGTCTAACTATCGGCACTGTATAATCCTAATTTATGGCTGATGAAAAGATAGATTATTTTGAGGGTATTAGAGATCACTTTAATGCTCAAGAAACAAAAGTTATTGAAGTTCCAGAATGGGGTTTAATCGGCGATAAAGCGATACATTGCAAACCTTTTAATATGCAAGAAAAGGCAAAAATATTTAAAGGTGCAACTACTACAGATTTAATAGTTTTAATTGATGTTATAGTTGAAAAAGCATTAACAAAAGATGGGAAAAAAATGTTTGATGCTACAAATATTTTATCTTTTAAAACAAAAGCTGATACGAATGTGATTGCTGACGTTGCAACTAGGATAATGGGAACACAAGATACAAACATCGTAGATGCAAAAAAAAACTAAAAAATAACCCTGAACTTCATAATATATTTGCTTTAGGCGAGAAACTGCACAAAACAGTTTCAGAAATCTTGCAAATGTCAGTCGTTGAGTTTAATATGTGGTTGGCATATTTTAATCTTCAAAATGAAGAACGAGATAGACAAGATAGAATTGCAAAGATGAAAAGATAAATGGCTACAAAAAAAGTAAATATAGATATTATCGCAAAAGATAAAACCCGAATGGCAATGCAAACTGCCACCAAGGGAGTAAACAATCTTAAAAATTCTGTATTTAATTTAAAAGTTGCTTTCGCCGCATTAGGTGGCGGAATCGTAGCAAGATCATTTGTAAATACTGCAAGAGATATTGAAAGATTACAAGTTAGATTAAAATTTTTATTTGGTACTGTTGATGAGGGTGCTAAAGCATTTGACGTAATGGCTAAATTTGCAAGTAGAGTGCCATTTTCTCTTGATGAAATACAACAAGGTGCTGGAGTACTTGCAGTAGTTTCAAAAGATGCAAACGAATTATCAAAAATTTTAGAAATAACAGGTAATGTTGCGGCAGTAACAGGATTAGATTTTAGGACTGCTTCAGAACAAATACAAAGATCACTTTCAGCTGGCATTAGTGCGGCAGATTTATTTAGAGAAAGAGGTGTAAGAGATTTATTGGGATTCAAAGCTGGTGCTACTGTAACAGCAGAGGAAACAGCAGAAGCATTTGAAAAAGTTTTTGGTCCCGGAGGAAGATTTGGTAAAGCAACAGATGATTTAGCAAAAACATTTGATGGTGTTTTATCAATGATCGGCGATAAAATATTTTTATTTAAAAAAGCTACTATGGAAGCTGGTGCATTTGATTTCCTTAAATCTAATTTAATAGCAGTAGAAAATATTTTACAAAAAAACTTTGGTTCATTACAGAAAGCCGCAGAATCATTTAGTGAGGCATTAGTTACTGCATTAAGAAAAATAATGTTAGGAACTGCAAGAGTCCTTGACCTGATGCGACCTGTATTTGATTTTTTTGTTGATTCGGTAAGAAATATATTTGGTTTTATAAATATGCTTCCTCCTGAAATGAGAGCTATGGGTATTATAGGTTTCTTAATGTTAGGAAGTAAAACAAAATTATTAATTATAGCGATCGGATCATTATTTGACGATATTAAGAGAGCAATAAATGTTGGTTTAGAAAAACTAGGATTAGATTTAATAGATTTTGGATCAGTGACCGAAAGCACTGCGGCAATGATTGAACAGTTTTTCAATGCTGATGACATAGATATTTCAAAATTAAAAAGTGCGTTAGACACTGTGATTATAGGCACAGGACACATGGAACAATCCATGATTGACTATTTAGCAAGAGTTGACGAATTAATGGAACAAGAAAAAAGAGCTGATGCAGAATTAGCAAAATTTGCTCACTTACGAAAATTAAGAATGATTGAAGCTCAAGATCAGATGAAAAAAGAACGAGATGAAGTTACTATGTTAGAAAAAGCATACGAGGGTTTTAGAGAAGGATTTAAAGAATCCATGAAAGCTGCTTCTGATGTAACTAAAAATTTTGAACAAGTAGGTAAAA